CCATGCGCTTAAATCAGGAGGTTCAGGAGGTTCAGGAGGTTCAGGAGTCTTAGGGGCTTCAATAATCCATTTTCTTCCGCCGCGATAAAAATCCAACGCATCCACCGCTTGTTCGTAGGTTGTATAAGCATGACCTATATCTCGCCATTCAAAGCTATACCACGGCTTAAATTGAGGAATAAACCCTCCTGAATAACGCTTCCATATTCTATATTGTGTTTCAATACCCATGACCTAACCTTCTTTCTTTGTTTTGAGCGATTCTTCTAAACGCTTCCCGTTGCGAATAATCTTTTCTTACGGCTTTTAGTTCTTCTTCACTAAGCCCCTGCTCTAATTTATCCACCATAGACTCTATCCGAGCAGGAATTTCTTTTATATTTTCAGGTTTATCGTCCATACCGTTCCCCTTGCTACACCAATAATTGTGAATATAGCCCAGTATTTAGAGCCTCTAGCAGCAGCTCACCAGTGGTTTGAGCTGCTTCTTTGTTTTGAGCTTCTATAAGGCATAAAAGCTCAACTTCACTGCTTGTTAGTTGCATATTATTCCCCCTTCAGTTTTCGGTTCGTACTTAGCTGCATGTTGGTCAACCCATGTTTTATAGTATTTATACACATGCGCAGTCTCGGCTTCCGCTAAGTCATTGAAATGAGGCGATGATTGCAGCCGCATATTAATCACAAGAGCTTTTAGCCTAGTGCTGACCCTGCCTTTTGCTAGGGACATGCCAACTGGATTCCAGTATAGCCCTTCTTCTTGCTCATGTAGGGGGTAGGCATTTATATAGCTTCTTACATGGAAGGGCAAGTTAAGCACGCATACCCCCTCGGTGCGCTCATAGCTGCTAAGGAAGGTGTTTAACTCCTCAACCATAGTGCTATCCGCCGAATCTAATTTTATAATGAACTGCTTGTACCAGTCAATACCTCTTGCCGTAGGGTCATAGGCAGCCTGCCTCACGTAGGCGTATATATTGCCCAACTCCCTTTTGAAGTCGGTCATATTGTCAAATTTGTAGCTGTGGCGCAATATATCTCTTACTAGCCCATCGTTAATCACAGTTTTACCCTCCGAATATATGGTTTGGTGCTGCCACCATAAAGATAAGCAACAGCAGCGTTTTTATCTATTTCTTGCTTGTATAGCACTACCTTCAAGCTGGCTGGCTCTATGTGATGCCGTCTATTTTCTAAGCGAGCGTTCTCCCAAGCGTTGGCATAAAGCCCGTAAATCAACAGAGCGCATACCATAGCTAGAGTGGTTAGCATTATGTAGGGGTTGTTAATCATCTTTATATCCTCCCTGATGCGATAATCACTGCGATGGTTAATAGTGTTATGGCGATGCCATTGAATATTTCTGATGCTAGTTTCATTGTTTGGTACTCCTTATGATAACTCTTGTTATAGTCTTTTGGCTTTCCAGTGACCGTTTATTTTGTGTAAAACATAGTCGTTAGGCATCAATTCCCTTGCTATATTTTCTGGCACTGGCAAGCCATCAGCGTTACCGCGATGGTTGCAATGCACAAAGCTAATCGCTCCGTCACCGCTTGCATATCTGCAATAATAACCGCCGTATTCTACGTCTTTAGTTTGATTTCTCATCTTTAGTACTCCTATAGTGCTTGTATTAAAGTAAAGCCAGCTTTGCGGATTGCGTCCTCAAATGATAAGCCGTCGTCTTCTGTCAGAATATCATAAAGCTGCGCTGCAAATTGAAACTGCTGAACGTAGTCCTCACGCTTCTGCCAAGAAGCTAACTTAACCATGATGGCTTTCTTCACCGCTGCCAGTAGTGCAGATGTCTTTTTGTCATAGCCATAACCACGCACCATTGGGATACCAGTTATATGAAGGTAACAATAGAGCCGTCCCGCGCCGTCAGCGGGGTGCTTGAAATGGATGGTTGCAACTTTCTCAAGCCCTCTATTAATTAGAACGTAAGCACCTACTCTCGCAAATGCGGCGGCGTGTTGATCGTATATAGATTTCTTAGCCATAAAATGTTTCCCCTTATGATAGTTTTCTAATAAGTTCTGCTAGTTCATTTAGGCAATAAATCTTCTCGTCATTGTCTAAATCATCAGCCCCTAAGATGCCAAAGAAGGCGTCCAGCGCAACACCATCTGAGAAATCGCCGTCATTACCAAAAATGTAGCTGTCTAAAGCATTGCGTGCGTAGTGTTGTAAATGTTCTATGTCCATTGTTTGGTACTCCTTGTGGTGTTATTATATAAAGCCCCTATGCTCTATACGGGGTTGTTGTACAACGTAATAATAACAATGTCAACAATAAAATTACATTTATTATAAATATTATATATCGTAGGATTTTACAAAAGTTTCACGTGGCACTAAAAATAAGCCATTGATTTATAACGATATGCTGAGTGGAATAGTTAAGAAGTCCCGCTAATCTGCATTAAGAGTTGTTAACTATAGGGGTTTTTGAGAGCTTTTAGCCGCGAAATCACCATAAAGGGGGGAGTGTAAATAGTTGGGTGTAAATAGAGTGTGAGGGTGTTGAAAGAAAAAAGCCTTATTTATCAATGGGTGTTAAAAGTATGCAACATAGAAAATTGACACCCTAAGCTATTGATTTATAAGGGCGGGGAGGGGGGAGTGTAAAAAGATATGTTGATATCCAGAAATAGAGAGCTAGGTGTGTATGAAAGTGAGGAAGTATAACAAGTATAACAAAGCTGTTGCGAAAAAAAAAAAACATTTTCTTTGTTTTGAAATATCAACATATTTATTTACACTCCCCCCCTAAACTTTTTATATATCAATTGGTTAGGGTGTCAATCTTTAATGTTGTGTGGTATTTGCCACACCCCCAATAACATATTGATTTATATAGCGAAATCGCCTAAAAAGGCTATACACAAACCCAAGTGTCATAGATTGACACCCCCCTTGGTTTATTGACACCCCAAGCAACCTATTGATTTATATAGCTAAATCAGTTGAAGGCTTTTCTCCTTATTTTTCAATAGGTTATTTTTCTTAGTTTCACGGAATGTTCCACGATTCAGCAAACGGCTTTTATCCTTATTTCTCAATAGCTTATTTTTTATAGTTTCACGGCGTGAAACATGCCGCTGCTGCGATGCCACTAGGCATAGGGGTGCGGGGGGCGAGGTGGCTACTAAATGTAGTAGCGCGGGCAATGGAAGGCTACTAAATGTTGTGTGCGACGCAACTTAGGATAACTAGGGGAGGTAGCCGCGTGGATTACTTTTTTATTTCTGCCCAAAAATCCGCGCTAATTTTTTAGCATTCCTACTTAATTATTGACACCCCCTCGCACCCGCGCTACACTTCCCTTATCACTGGAGTGGTTATGTGGGACAACTACGATGCTACTAATATAAATGCTGCCCCCTCGTCTATTGATGAGGACGGCGAGCTTACGGGAGAATGATTATGGTTGAGTACAAGGCGGTGTTGTCATCCAACCTTCTTGGAGTGGCTTATGATGAGGATACGCATGAGCTGAGTGTGCAGTTCAAAGGGGGCTCTACGTATAAGTACAAAGATGTACCTCCTGAGGAGTACGGGGCTTTGATGGATGCGCCTTCCCCTGGTGGTTACTTTAACGACTTCATAAAGAACTCGTATAAATACTCGAGGGGCTGATGTCCACTGTAGAAGACCGCAAGGTTGAGATGCTTCGGTTCTTCAAATTTAACCGAGCGGCTGCGCATCGCTATTTGTTCCCCCACCGACACAAAGATACGGATCCTGACTTCCATGCTGATATTCTTGACCTTCTGTATAGCCCTGACCCTCTTGTGGCTTTGATGGCGTTCCGCGGAGCGGCTAAGTCCACTCTCTTAGAGGAGTATATACTGCTGACTGCGCTATTTAAGGAAGCTCTATTTCCTATTATTGTCGGTCCTAAGTTGGAGAGTGCCTGCGAGCGGCTCACGCCTATCCGTAACGAGATAGAAACCAACGAGCTCATCATCGGTTTGTTCGGGGATCAGATCGGCTCACCATGGACGTCTAGCGAGTTGGTGCTCGCCAATGGTGTTAAGATACAGGCTATAGGCGCGGGTCAGTCTATGCGTGGTAAGAAGAACAATACTGACCGCCCAGATCTTGCGGCTATAGATGACTTGGAGGACGAGGACTCGGTGAACACTGAGGAGCAGCGTCGCAAGACTGACGTGTGGATGACTGGTACTCTACGCCCTGCGCTCCATCCTACGAAGGGGAAGGTGAGGTTCATTGGTACGGCTATACATCCTAAGTCGTTGATATTTAAGAAGTGTAACGACCCTGAGTGGAAGTCAAAGGTGTTTCCCATCGTTAACATAGACTTAGAAACTGGTCAAGAAGTATCTGCATGGCCTGATCGCTTCCCTATGGAGTGGGTAGAGAAGACGCGCAGGGAGTATGTCAACTCTGGCAACTTCATTCAGTTTGAGCAGGAGTACATGTGCCGTGCTGAAGACGTCGCGGGCAAGCCGTTCCAGCCGCGCATGATCAAGGTTGAGCCAGCTCCTAGTAGTATCTTACCTGTGGAGATATTCGTTGACCCTGCGCGTACTGTCAAGGCTCGTTCAGCCCGCACTGGCTACGCCGCTTGGTCGTGGATGGGCAACAAGCTCATTGTGCATGAAGCTGAGGGGCACTTCCATAAGCCTGACGAGATCGTGCGCAAAATATCGGAGTGGGACGACAAGTTCAAACCCATCCACATTGGTGTGGAGCAAGACGGCTTAGAGGAGTTCCTGATGCAGCCGCTGCGCAGTGAGATGCTAAGGCTTGGCAGGTCTATACCCATAGTAGGGCAGCATGCTCCTAGAGACAAGCACAGATTCATAGAGGGGTTGCAGCCGTTCTACATAGCGGGGGATGTCGTCCATATCAAACATCTACCTGACTTAGAGCAGGAGCTGTTGCAATTCCCCACTGGTAGGATGGACGTACCGAACGCCTTGGCATATGCCCTGAAGATGCGCGCGGGTCGCCCAGTCTACGAGGACTTTACGGCGCAGCATATAGCGCAGGGGCTAGAGCCCCATCGTGGCACTCCAGTATATCTCTGCATCACCTCTCGCCCTGCTATGACCGCAGCAGTCATGTGTCAGTACGTAGACGGCGTGGTTAAGATATATCACGACTGGGTGTACAGCGAGCCTCCTGCTGAGTGCTTCGGCAGACTAATCAGGGAGGCTGTCATGATCTGTGGCGAGGTCAAGCTAGCTACCCCAAAAGAGCAGATGGATCCCTACAGCAACAATGGGCTGCCCGCAGCCATAAGAAGTGAGCGGATGATGGCACAGACCACTAGCCCCGCTGCCCAAGTAGAAGGGCAATTGCGCCCTTGGTTGCAGAAGCAGCTCCGTGGTAGCCCTGCCGTGATGGTCAACAGCCATGCGCGCTGGGTGGTCAACGCTCTATCAGGTGGCTATGCACGCAAGCTGGATAAGGGGGGGAGGCTGTCGCCGCAGCCCATAGACAACCAGTACCGCCTAGTAATGGAGGCTGTTGAGTCCTTCGTGAACTGGTTTGACAAGCAGCATCAAAATAGTGTAGACAGTAATGTACGCTACGACTTCACCGCTGATGGTAGAAGATTCATAAGTATGAGGCCCACACGATGAAACCCAAGATGGACGCAGAGGTAAAGACCGACGAGGATGAAGATGACGACCGCATAGAATCCGTGGAGGATCGTGCTAAGGACTATAGCGACATCAAGTCTGTCCGCAAGCAGCTTCATAAAATATATGACGCAGTGGTCAAAGGTTTTGAGGATAAGCGCGACCAAAACGACTCCATAGATGAGTGCTGGGACATTTACCACTGTCAGCTCAATGAGCATCAGTCATATACAGGCTCAGCTAAAATATATGTGCCCATCGTACGCGACGCCATCGCAGCTCGCGAGACCAGGTTCATCAACATGCTATTCCCTCAAACAGGTCGCTATGCTGAAGTAGTTACTAACGACGGGCGAGTACCTTACGAGGAGACCGCCCTGCTAGACTACTATGTGCGTCAGGCACGTCTACGCGACGTGGTCATGCCAGGACTGATCCGCACTGGTGATATCACGGGGCAATATAGCTTGTATGTGGACTGGGTGGAGACCAAGCGGCACATAGTAAGCAAGCGTCGGACATCCGAGCATGAGGTTGCATTCAATGCCTCCGTAGAAGGATCACCTGAGTTTGACGATATAGAATACGACGAGGTAGTAGATGCGCGCCCTCGTGTGTCAGTATTAGACCCTCGCAACCTTCTGATACTCCCTACCTCGGTGGATACTATTGACGAGGCGGAGATCGTGTGCGTGGTGTTGCGCCTGACAGAAGCTAAGATACACAAGTATGTGAAGAACGGTGTGTTTGAAAAAGGTACGGCTGAAGAACTCATAGAGAACATGTCGCAGTATGCTAACAAGCAGCAGCCCAACACGGAGAAGAAAGCAGCGGAAGCAGCTGGCGTCAAGACCGATAGTAAGGGCAACAAGACCGCCCTAGTGTATCAAGTGTGGAGTAAGCTCAAGGTTAAGGGCGAGTACCGCTCAATGGTCATTCACTTCGCAGGGCAGGATCTCATACTAGGATGCAAACGCAATCCATACTGGTGTGACCGTGTGCCTGTCATCACCCAAGCCGTGGAGAAAAACCCTGACACTATCTGGGGCAATAGTCAGGTAGAACCTGTGAAGATGCTTCAGTACCAAGCCAACGACGCGGCTAATATGGGGTTTGACTCTGCTAAGTACGCGCTGCTACCTATTGTGATGACTGACCCTGAGAAGAACCCCAACTACGGTTCGCTAGTCTTAGAGATGGCGTCGGTGTGGACAGTAGACCCCAACACTACTAAGTTCGCTGCCTTCCCAGCTCTATGGAAGGATGCCATGACCATGGTAGCGTCCTGCAAAGACCAGATACTTCAGTCGCTAGGTGTGAACCCTGCAATGCTACCTCATGGCAATGCTGGTAAGAAACCATCACAAGCCCAGATCGCGCAGGAGCAGCAGATAGCACTTGAGAGTTCGGCTGACAACGTGGCACTCGTGCAAGAAGGCGTGCTTAGCAAATTGCTAGAGTGGTTCTATGAGCTAGACTATCAGTATCGTGATCGCGACGTAACAGTCAAGAAATTCGGGCAACTAGGGCTGCAAGCTGACATGCAGCAAGTGCAACCGTTCCAAGTGAGGGAACGCCTAGAGTTCAAGTGGTATGGTACTGAAGGGTTCAAGGCTACACAGCAAGTGCAGCAGATGATCTCATGGGCTAACGTGCTACGAGGGCTGCCTCCTCAGTTATTGAATGGGCGCAAAGTGGACATTGGTCCAGTAGCTGAGTATATATCCGAGGTTACGTTCGGTCCTCGCCTCGCACCTCATGTCCTCATAGATGAACGCCATCAGCTTACTATGTCATCGCAGTTAGAAAATCAACTTATGGAGCAGGGATTCCCTGTGCAGGTGCACGAGATGGACAATGATATGCAGCATATACAGGATCACTATACGCACTTCCAACAGCTACTAGCTGCGCCTCCTATGGTGCAAGAAATGAACCCTGTGGCTGTGCAGGCTCGGGGGCATATACTAGAGCACATCAAAGCCGCTAAAGCTAAGGCTGCTGCGGCTCAGGGAGCGCAACCAGGGATGATGGGTGCACCGTCGCAACCACAGATGGGTGCAGGAGCGCAGATGCCTACAGGACCTCAACAGCCTCCGGGTGCAGTATCCCCTGATGCTATGCCTATGGCTATGCCTAGGAAAGGTATGTAAAAAGTGCTTGCAATACTATATATAGTGGGTATGATGTGCGTACCGAGTTGTAGGCGTTACCTACTAGTCGTCTGATGAACGTTATTCATTACCACGGGAGAATGATATGCTTGATACTGAGAATCCAGATACTACTGTTGCGATTGAGGAAGCTGCGCAGGCAGTGGAACTTGAAGAAACCGAAGACGAGAGTGATTCATCTGAAGCCGAGGAATCGGATGACGATGGTGCTCAGTTAGAGGAGGCACCCGTAGAGAGTGAACCCGCCCCGCCTCGTAGAGGTGACAAGCGGATACAAGCTCTCAGCGAACGTGCGCGTGCAGCAGAGGAACGGGCGATACGAGCGGAAGCTCTAGCTGAGGAACGTGCTAGGTTGCAGTCTATGCAACCGCAGAACCTTCAAGCTATGAGAGAGCGCGAAGAACGCTTGGCTCTGATGGATCCAGTAGAACGCAAATTATTTGAACAAGAAGAACGCTTGGCGAAGTTGCATCAAGAGATACAGATCTCGCAAGTGCGTTCTCAAGACCAAGCGGACAAATCGGAATATCTAGCTAAGGCTGCGACGAACCCTATATACGCTAAACACGCCGACAAGGTGGAAAGCATATTAGCGGAGATGCGCAAGAACGGAAGCAATGCTCCTAGGGAGTCAGTTCTATCCTATGTGATAGGGCAGGAGTTCTTGAAGGGTCCGTCAGCTAAGCAAGTAACTGCGGCTAAGAACGCTGCGGCTACGAGAGTTAAGGCATCTCAAAGCGCGCCTGTATCAGGTCGCGGGGATGCTAACACTAGGGCGTCTGCTAAGGATGACTCGTTAGAGGCGATCACACGCAGGCTAAAGAATTTTAGACTTTAATCTTCTGACGGCGTATAGCTTTCAGAAACTACAGGAGGTTATATGGCGTTACTGACTGCGGGGACTAAGCTCACTACTAGCTTGTCAGCTTTACAATTCCAGCCTGGGGGGCTGTCCACAGCGGACTCAGCATCCCTAATGCTTCTAATCAAAGACCCTACGGTGAATGGTTCCCCACGCGTACCAAGCGGTGTGATAGAGAACAACCGTTTATATTTACCTGATAACAAGACTCCAGCGGGCATTGAGCTTCGCCCTGGTGATTGGATCATGGTGGATGGGGCGGGATACCCCCTAGTTATACCCAGTTCAGTATTTTCAACCTCATGGCAACATTCTTAATAATAGGAGACCTATATGGCTACTACTAACTTTGCAGCAACTTATTCGTCGGATATTAGTAATTATATCCAGAAGAAGGTGCAACCACTGGTTCAGCGCCAGTTGGTTCTATACCAATTCGGGCAACAACTAACTTTACCAAAAGGACGTGGTACTACCTACACCGCATCACGGTATGATCGTACTAACTTACCTATCGCTCCTTTATCAGAGGGCGTGCCTCCTCCAGGAGAAACCATCCCGCTAGCGCAAGTTAGTGCTGTAGCTCAGCAATGGGGTGACTCTATCACTGTTACTGATATCGCTGACATGACCATTGAGCATCCTCTATTCCAAACTGCGATCAAGCTAATTGCTATGAACGCTGAGGAGACCCTGGAGCGCAATACCGCTAATGCTCTACTAGCTGGTTCGCAAGTGAACTACGTGAACTCTCGCGGTAGCCGTGCATCGCTACAGAACGGCGACGTGATGAACTCGCATGAAGTGAATCGTATGGTGACTGCGTTACGCATCATCGGTGCTCCTGAGTTCATGGGTCAGACCGAAGAAGATGCTAAAGTAGTTGCGGGTAAACCTAGCATGGCGTCTAAAGACCCACGTGGGTTCCAGCACTACGTTGCTGTGTGCCATCATGCAGTGGCTGCTGATCTTCGTGAAAACTCTACTGTTACTCTTGCATGGGCTAACTCTGACGTCAACAAGCTGTACAACAACGAGCTTGGTGAGTGGGGCGGAGTGCGCTGGTGTGCATCTAACATGGTGCCTTATTTCATCGGTAATGGGCAGCCTACTACTGGGGCTTCTGCGGCTAATGGTTCGTACGCAGCGGCTACTACAGGCGGTAGTCTTGCGGCTGGTACTTACTACTTGCAGATCACAGGTTCACTTGTGCAGAACGGTTATGAGACCCTAATTGGTCAAGTATCTGGGGCTATCACTGTAGGCGGCTCTGGTGCTGGTTCTATTAGTGTGACTCTCCCTACCAACACTGCATATACGTACTCAGTATATCTAGGCACTACTTCATCTCCTGCTAACCTTGCAGCTTGCGCTAATGGACCTACTGTAGGACCTCTAGCTGGTCAAGCTATCCAGTTGACTGCGGGTGCTACGGTGACTCTAACCGCAGTCGGTGCAGCACGCACTCCTTCAGCAGCTCCTGCGGCTACTGTGACTGTGTACCCAACCTTCATCTTTGGTAGAGACGCATACGGGCAAGTTATGCTTGACAATATGGAGTTCTTCTATTTGAACAAAGCAGAGAAGGCAGATCCGTTGAACCAACTTCGTACTGTAGGGTACAAGGTTATGTACGGTACAATTATCCTGAATAATAATTTCTTCGGGCGGATTGAATCGGCGTCTAATTTCGGTGCAACCTTCAGCTAACATTAATACGGTGCGGGGCTAAATACTCCGCACCATTTTCACGGGAGTATTTATGTCTGATAAGAAAAAAGAAAATGAGCCTACTGCTATCTTGGATAAGAAGGCTGAAGCTATTGAAACCAAAGCAGCACCATTGTCTATGGAACTGACCGAAGAGGAGATGCTGCAACTGGAGGAGGAAGCCAAGCTAGAGGCTGCCGCTGAGATTAGAGCGCAAAAGAAGAAAGCCTTCAAAGAGGCTGCTATCAAGAAACATAAGACTACTGCTCTATTTAGTGCAGGTAAGGATGATAAGGGCGCAGATTTAGAAACCATAACTCTGAATCTTTCACCAGCGCAACCCTACATCTCATTGGATGGGGTGCTGTATTATAATGGCAAAACCTATACTAAATCTGTAGGGGTGATTCAGACCCTTAAAGATATTGCGGGGCGTGGTTGGAAAGAAGAAGACATACGCCTAGGAGAGAACTCTAATGTCTACAATGGACGCCGCTCTATGGAGTCCAGAGGGGCGGTGCTAGGGTCTAGCGGTGTGCGGTACACTGCTTAGTTTTTAATTTATATACGGGAGATTACGATGACTGAAGAAAAGAAAGTCGGATATGCTATTAACCATATAGTGGATTACGGTAACGGGTACCAGATCCAGGTAGCAGGTAACTTACCTGTGGGGGCTGCTAAGGAAGATTTTGATGCGGAGCTTGACAAAGTTCGCAAAGCTATCAACCGCCAGAAAGCTTTCGGCACTAAACGGGATATGGAGTCCAAGATTGCGGTAGAAGAAAAACTACTCAATGCCTTACGTGACGGCATTGCTGAGACCGTTAATGGCAAGACCACTATAGAAAAACAAAATCATGTAGCTAAGCAGAATGAGTTTACTGCGCGCACTGGCAACTTAGATGCGTACAAAGCTCTGCTCGCAGAAGCTGAGAAAGAGATAACAGGGGAGTAGATGGCTTACACCGCTGCGCAGATTGTCAATCTAGTATGTCAGATATGCAACATACCTGGTAGGACAGCTCAAGTCGGGCAGCTCCTAAACGTGGTGCTCGCGGACTATGCGCAGACGATGGATTTAGACGTAGCCAGAAAGACCACTACGTTCCAAATAACTCCGCAGGCAACTATACCATATTTCTGGTCATTGCCTGCGGACTATCTGCGGTTCTACGATGTATTTTATAATATAGACGGAACTGTATTTTATCTGAGCGAAGTACCTTTGAAGGACTTGGACAGAGCTTATACGGCTGACGGCATAAGCAATTACCCAGATAACTTCGCGACTGATATGTCTCAGTCCCCGCCTGCTATGGCGTTCTACCCGCCCCCAGCAATACCCTTGAATATCACTGTTAGGTATCGTTCTCAGATGGCGGATATCGCCACACCAGAGACTAGTAATACTATACCATGGTTCCCTAATCAGCGGGTGCTGATAAAAGATCTATGCGTAGAGGCTGCGGATCTATGTGATGATGCGCGTAAGGGTGACTGGGCTAGAGAAGTTGATAAGCGCATGCGCAAATACCTTACTATGGATGATGACAAGGGCGGGTACTCTCAAACTGTCCAGCTAGGTCCTAGAAATTTCAGACAATCAGGGGCATTGCCACCCTCTAAGAAACTAGGGTTCTGAGGTACGCCATGACGACTCGTGCGGAACATCCTATCAGATTCAGACCGATGGGTGTATACGACACTCTGAGTGGCGACAACTCATCTTCTGGAGCGTGTGAGGTGCTACAGGATCTTATCCCTGACCCTTCCACACCAGCTTGCTTCGTGTGTAGACCCGCTAACACGACGGCTATAGATTTCTCTACTTGGGCGTCAGCTCCTGGCACTGTAGGACCTGTCACAGTTATGTACCAAGTTAATGGTATAGTCTATGGGCTTGTGGGCATAACCACGGGTACGTATGCAGGCAAGGATTACCCTTTCGCGTGCGATGCTTCATCTGGGGCATTCCTGACAGTATCTGGCATTACAACCAACAATGTACCTACGTCGCAGGCTACTACAGGAGACTGGATACCTCCTCAGATGACTCTGATGAGTATCAAATTAGTGACGGCACATATCGGTTTTGATGGGGCGACTCATTTCTTCGGGGTGTTTGACGTCACGACCCCAACGTCTCCAGTGTGGAGTTCTGGCAACACTTCTACGAACGCGTTACCTTCTGTGCCTAGTGCTGCCCAAGTATTTAGTAACAGGACATACTTCGTCTGTAAGAACGTGGTGTACTACACAGATACATTGGCATTAGCTATGGCGAACTCTAACCAGAGTTTTACTATAGGTGACTACACGCCCATTACAGCGTTCGCGCAGCTACCTGTTAGCACTACTTCCCAAGGTATTGTGCAGGGTCTGTTAGCGTTCAAGACTAACTCCGTCACCCTCATCACAGGGGACGCTGTTACGTCTAACCTTTCTACTAACCTGCTTTCTCCCTCTGTAGGCACTACTGCATCCCGTACAGTAGTGCCTACGCCAGAAGGCGTGGTATTCATGGCGGTAGACGGCATCCGTGTCATAAGTTTCGCAGGGCAAGTATCTGAACCTAATAAAGATTTAGCAACACCTTTCATTAACGCTCTCACTCCCAGCAGAGCATGTGCATCATTTAATTCAGATACTTACAGGATATGTATCCAGAATGGTGCAGTCAATGCCACTCCCTACCAAGATTACTGGTACACGATGAAGTCAAAATTATGGACAGGACCGCATACGTTTGAGTACGGCATGGCTTGCCCTAACGGTAACGACTTCCTTTTAGTGTCTAACAACCGAGTGGGTAAGATATACAATTCGTTTGTAGTGCAGGGTCATAATGGCGCAGGGGTAGGTTTTGTGGAGGATGGTGTACCTCTGAGCTGGCGTTTACTCACTTCTCCTATGACCGACTTAGGCAATATGTACGCCAATTCGCTAACTAGATCTACTATAGAAATGGCTACTCCAGCTAGCGGGCAGTCTTATAACTTTACCGCTCAAGACGAGAACGGTACGGCTCTTGCGCGAGGCAACATAGCCATAGCAGCTAACCAGTCTATATGGGGTGCATTTATATGGGGGCTAGGGAAGTGGGGAGCATCAACCTCGGGTCTTACGCCTCTCACTATCCCTTGGGATCAGGCAGTGGTGTTTAGTAGACTCAAAGTATTAGGCACAGGAGCATCTGCTTTAGGATTACGGATTTCTAGCTTGCATTTAGGGTACAAGCCGCTAAAATATATCCTGAATTAGAGAGGCACTCATGACCATCATCCCATCAATACCTTATAATTTAACGAACGGGTCGCTCGCTGATGCCTCGCAGGTGATGGCGGACTTTAATACTATAGTTGCGGATGTCAATGCTAGATGCGCTGCCAATGGGGCTAACGGGGACATCACCTCACTATCAGGCTTGACTACACCTCTGTCGCACGCTCAAGGGGGTACTGCATTATTCTCGGGGGGTACTTCCACGGGGTCTGCCAATGCGCAGGTAGTTGCTACGACTACGCCCAACAGCTTCGCACTGACTGATGGTAATATAGTATCGTTCATAGCTGGGTACTCTAACTCAGGAGCTATGACGCTCGATGTGGGTGGCACAGGTGTTACGGCTGTTCAGAAAGTTACCTCTTCGGGGTTAGTCGCTTTAGTGGGTGGAGAGGTAATAGCTGGTTGCGCCTACATGATGATAGTAGCGGGAGGGGTGCATGTTATTATGAACCCTACGCTACCTTCTGCACTCGTCAGCGGCTCGGGATCGTCGACCGACGGTGATGTAGCAGTTTACAACGGAGCTACAGGTGTACTGATAAAAGATACGGGAGTAGCATTATCTAGTCTTGCATTGTTGGCTAGTCCTACATTTACGGGTACTCCTGCGGCACCTACAGCTGCTAACGGTACAAACACTACCCAACTAGCTACTACCGCTTTTGTGCAGAACGCCATAGCGGTGAACCGTCAGGTCTTCACAGCTTCAGGAACCTGGACTAAACCATCAGGGTATTCTGCAAATGCTATGGTGCTACTTGAATCATGGGGAGCAGGAGGAGGAGGCGGTAGCGCGGGTGGCGGCGGTGGCGGCGGTTCCTATAAATACAGGTGGGTACTTTTATCGTCTTTAGGGGCAACTGAAAGCATAGTTATCGGTGCGGGCGGTTCTGCAGGCGGCGGTAACGGTGGTAACTCATCTATAGGTTCGTGGCTCACCGCTTTTGGTGGTGCTGGAGGGGCAAATGCGAGTTCCGACCCAGGCGGCGCAGCTGGGGGTTACGATGCTTCACCATCGGGCGGGGTAAATGATACAGGTGGAGAAGGGTACGGAGGCACAACTTCTACGGCTCCCCAAGGCGGGTTTTATACGGGCGGCGGCGGCGGCGGGTATGGCGGCAACCAAAATGGTGCGGCATCTGTATATGGCGGCGGCGGCGGGGCAGGGGGTACAACTTCCCATTCAGGAGGCGCGAGTTCTTTCGGAGGCAATGGCGGCAATAATGGTAGTGCGGGCGTAGCTCCAGGAGGAGGAGGCGGTAGCAGCGGTGGCGCAGGTGCGCGAGGCGAGGTAAGGATAACAATATTTGCAGGGGGCGGTTGATATGAAATACGCATTAATAAATAACGGGCTCGTAGAGAACGTGATAGAGTTGGACGATCCGAATCAGTGGACGCCTCCTGGAGGGCAGCTTCTCGTTGCCAGTGATGTGGCTTCCATCGGGGACACTTATGCGGATGGCGGGTTCGTGAAGCCAGTGATTAGCGATAGGGATAAGGCATTGATAGAGCTGGGCAATTTAGATTTGATGCTCACACCGCGTCGTTTATCAGAGGCAGTGGTAGGGGACGCGAGTTCACTGGCAGTAGTAAATGGCATCATAGCACGCAAAGCAGCTCTAAGGGCGCAACTATAGGAGGCACCATTGGACAGGCGCAAGGAAGATACGGAACTCGCATCCATCAAGGAAGAGCTGAAGGAGATTGAGGGGAAGGTTAGATCCCTAGAACTCAAGATTGCGACCTATGACACGGCTGGCTGGGTGGCTAAGATGTTCATCGGAGGGATAGCCTCACTTGTGGTTATTGTAAGTGCGTTCTTAAAAATATTACATGGGGGTGATAATTGAGATGTACACTAGCATACAGACAGGCTCTGCTCTTGTGGGGTTCATTTTTTTAGGCAGTATAGCGTGCTACCAGCAAGCCCAGATAGTTCATGTTGCTGAGAATGTGCAGATGACACGCAGGGATGTTGAAGCTCTGTCGGCGGTAGTATCGGATATCAATAATATCATGAGGCTCACGCCGAGACAATTGGGGATGATAGATGTAACGGACGGGCATAAGCATCTTTAGAGAGGAGAGCTATATGGCTAGACTGCAAGGTGTACCAACTAACTTGAATGCTTTCCTAGACATGATAGGAGTCAGCGAGGGTACTAGCACTGTAGCAGACTCGGACGATGGCTATAACGTTGTCGTAGGAGGGACTCTGTTTGAGGGTTATGATGACCATCCTAGGCAGAAGGTGTTCATCCCTAAATATAGTATATACTCCACAGCGGCAGGCAGATACCAGATTTTGGAGCATTACTTTGACGCTTACAAATCACGCTTAGACCTACCTGACTTCTCCCCAGAGTCGCAGGACAAGATAGCACTGCAGTTGATTAGGGAGTGCAACGCTACAAGCCTGATAGCGAGCGGGAAGATACAGAACGCCATACTAGCTTGCTCTAGCAGATGGGCGTCCTTTGAAGGGAGCTTAGCTGGGCAGCACACCAATAGTGTCGCGTCCTTACTTGAGGCATATAAAAATGCAGGAGGTGAGCTATGCCAGTCCTAGCTGCATTGATGCCTCTGTTCAGTAAGATACTAGATTTCATCCCCGACCCCGCTCAGCGAGCGCAGCAACTGCAAGAGCTTGTTACTGCGCTACAAGCATGGGACGAGCAGCAGAGCGTGACCAACCAGAAAGAGGCTGAGAGTAATGATCTGTTCGTGGCGGGGTGGCGACCAGCAATAGGCTGGTGCTGTGCATTAGCATTGTTTTACCAGTACATAATAACTCCGTTCGCTACGTGGGGGTTCGCGGTGGCGCACCTTGCTGTGCCCGCGCTTCCTAAGCTGGATGATACTTTGTGGCAGCTCATGTTTGGTATGTTAGGTATGGGCGGCTTGCGGACATTTGAGAAGATAAAAGGTGTGTCAAGGTAGTTTCAGGTCAGTAGGATTAGATTGACACAGACGGCTAAAGATTTTATAAAGTAACCAGTAGTTTAGAACGCTTTTTATACCTAGAGGGGTCGTATGGGTTTCGGATTAGGCGACATAGTTAGTACCGTGTCAGGGGGGCTGCTCGGTCCTGGATTCGGAGGCAATTCAAATGCCCCAACTCCTAACATTTACCAGCCAGCAGGCGTTGGTCAAGCGGATACTAACCTCCAGAATATACTCAATTACAATTCCAGCTTGATGGGTGCCAACAGCCCCTATGTGCAATACGCTCCTCAGTACGCACAGTTATACAACCAAGGGTTCAACAACCCTTATGCTGCGGGTGCGCAGACTGCTGCTAACACAGCGGGGCAGAGCTACGGGCAAGTAGGAGCGCAAGGTGTACAGACTGGGCAGGCTCTTAGCGGGGCAGCCATGGGGTTACTGCCTCAGGCTCAAGCAGTTGCCAACATGGGGCTAGATCCCCGGCAGGCGTTGTACCAGCAGATGGCGCAGCAGGCAGCTGACAGAGCCAACGTTACCAATGCGCAATACGGGTTAACGGGGCAGCAGGCAGCAGGTGCAGCTAATCAGGCGTCAACTAATTTCAATATTGACTGGCAGAACCAGCAGCTGCAACGCGCGCTGCAAGGACTAGGTGCCTATGATAAAGCGTTGGGGACAGCTGGCAGCGTAGGCACAGCGGGTCAGAACTTAGGAGTGGCGGGTGCAGGTGCACAGCAGATGGCGGGTTCAACGCCTTATGGCACATCCTTGGGGGTAACAGGGAATCAGGCTAATGCGCTGAACCAGTACATGCAGTCCCAACTAGCTCCTGTAGATGCAAGTGCGAGTACTATAGGAGCGTTGGGCAACTACATGAACACAGGCATCAATGCGCAGCAGACGCAGTACCAAGATATGATGCAGTCGTGGCAGGCGCAACAGGAAGCTAACGCGAAGCAGCAGGCGGCGGCTCAACAAATGTGGGGGACTCCAGGGAGTCTCCTTAGCGGTCTAGGGGACTTCTCTTCAGGATTTCAAGGGGGCTATTCTCAGGCGGCTTCTCAAGCGCCTTCGCCGTTCGCTCCTGTAGGAACCGTATTATCATCCGCACAGAATGGCTTACCATGGCTAGCTGATGCGGCTGTAGCAGCATAGGGGGTCTTATGAGCAAGATGGCTAATTATCTGCAAGCGGTGGGCGGGGCTATACCTTACACTAACATGGCGCAATCTATGGATATTCGCCAGCGAGAAGACGCTCGTGCGCAGCAGGAGTTCCTACAGAAGCAGCAAGAGCTCCAGAACCAACGCGCCCAGCAAGCCGCGCTTTACAAAGCTATGTCGCAGACTCCTACAGGTGGGGCGGCACCAACTGCGCAAGGGCTACCAGGTGCGCAGAAACTTCCTAGCGGTATGGCTCCTACACCTCGGCAAGAGTTCCCTTCTATGGATGACGTGATGAAGCAGTTGTCCACTATTAATCTTCCTGACGATCAGAAGATGGCTGTGATGGGGCAGTATATGGGCATGATGCAGCCATATCAGAAGATGCAGCAGCAGATGGAACTGAAACAGATGCAGATGCAGAATCAGTTCAACTTACTGGGTGAACGGATGAACTTTATGAAGCAGATGCAAGACGCTCGTATAGAAGCCCAGAAAGATATCTGGGGGGGCAAAAAGGATACTGCTACAGCGGCTCGTGATGCGTCCACGATCGCTAAAGAAGTTAGTGACCAGCGGGCGCTTGTAACGTCGCTTCTTAACGCAGGAGCTATGGGGTCGGATGAGTATAAGACTGAGAGAGCTAGACTCGCAGAACTACAGCAAGAGCAAGCCGACCTGCTTAAAAAGGGTGCGGCACCTAAACCGATGAGTACCGGTAATGCGGCGAAGATGAACGAACTCTTCGGGGGTGATAGTGGCGCTGATCCACTAGGGATACTTAAATGACTACTCTGAGTGATATTCGCCAGAAGTACCCCATGTATAAGGATGTCCCTGATCAGAAGCTCGTGGATGGGTTCTATAATAAATTTTATAAAGACAAGCTGCCGCAGCAAGATTTCTATAAAGCCGTAGGGTATACCCCCCAATCTCCAGCGCCTAGCGCCACATCCCCTGCTGCTGCGGGTGTAGGATCAGAATTATTGTCACGTACTAAGCGAGTAGCAGGAGAGCAGCTTTCCGACATCACATCGCAATTTACAACCCCTTACGAGAGAGATGATAAATCTCCAGGACCTGAATGGTTGAAGAGGCTTGGGGATGTTGGAGGCAGAGCGGGTACTGTTCTCACAGACGTAGTATCTCTACCATTCACTGTGACGGTTCAGCCAGTGGGCGAGACCCTGCTCAGTCGCGCGGCTCCGTATATAGCTAAAGGGGCGGAAGCCCTAGATCCTGCGCATTTCAAAGCATCGCGGTACGATCCTGCTAAGGTAGAAGGAGCCATACGCGATACAGGGCAACTACTAGCGATGGCTTCTATGGCACCAGGCGGTACGATTACTTCGGGTAAGGCTGCTGTGACCGCAGCGTCGGCAGTAGACGAGATCGCTTCAGCAGCTAAGAGGACGCCTGAAGGTATTAAGGTGGGTACTAAACACGCTGCTATACCTGGCTCTGGAGAAGAGGGCTTCGTGACTAAGTCTGGTAAATTTCTGACACGCGAGGAGGCTCTCCCTTTGGCAGAGAAGAATCAGCAAATGCAGCAACCTCCTGTGGAACCAGATAAACTGCATAGCGAGGACATAGGACGCCCAGCTCCTCCATCAGCATTGAAAAAAGTTGTTGAGGCACCGCGCAAGATATTAGCTCCTGCTACGGTGTCTAAGGAGGCAGAGAAGGTGGCTGCCATTAAGAGGGAACAGCTCGGGTTGGCGACTAGGGACGCAGCAGCTTCAGTAGCTAACCTCGAACGGCATATCCCTTTGTTTGATAAGCTGACTCCGCAGGAGCAAATTGATTTTCCGCGCTACATGGAGAATTATAAAAATCCTTCTAAACAGCCTGAATTATCTCCTGAGTTAAAGGCGGCTGCGGATGATATGCGCGCTGCTTATAAATTTAGGGCTGATAAGATTGCTGCTACAAAGTCCTTAGAGGGTGTGAATCTGCATGATGACTATTTACATAGAGACTTCGTATTTGATAACCCCGATCAGCAAAAAGCCTTTGGGAGGGTCTTAGCGGGTAAGCAGGGCAGAGGAGGCTTCACAAAAGCCAGAAAATATCCTACATATGAGGAAGCTCTGGCAGCGGCTACAAAGGTAGGAGGTAGACCTAGAGAAGCTAATTTCGCTAAAGGTCAGGCGCTTCATCTCGCGAACTCGGACATGTTTATTGCGCATAATCGCGCCATTGACGCAATGAAAGAAAACGGGCTATGGAAGTACGCATCCCCTGGCAAAGGTCCTGCGGGGTGGGAACCTCTAACTGGGCGAGCGGCTTTCAAAGTGGCTGTGGACAAGAAGACAGGTCGTCCGGTGCAACTGCAAGCATACGCCCCCACAGATGCGGCGCGTGTGTATAATAATTTCCTATCTACAGGATTGACTGGAGAAGTAGGGGACGTAATGCGGACTGCGCAGAAAGCGTTTAATGCCATCACAGCTTTGAAACTGGGTCTTAGCTCTACATGGCATGCGGGTATTACAGGTACTGCTGCCATATCAAGCGACCTAGCTCGTGTGGCTAGAGCAGCCTTACGCACTGCCAAGAACACCACTCCTACACAAGCTCTCAAAGCGGCGGTTGTTAAAGGGGCGGAGTTCGCTAAGAGCGAGTCAGGAATATCTGAACCCGGTAAGTTATTCTCTCCCTATAGAGTAGCTCGCGAAGGTGCTAAGTTCCATAAGCAGTATTTGAAAATGACGGACTATGGTCCTGACGTAGAGAAGTTGGTTGACCTAGCTACTAGGGCTAATGTACTACAAGCTAAGCGTCCTTCCTACATGGACATGGCGGGTCCTAAGACTTTCAAAGAGATATTTCATACGGCGAAGACCCCAGTGGGAGGGGCAGCAGGTGCCTTCGCGCATGGCTTCGGAAAGACTATGGAGAAATTATCAGCTCCCATGTTTGACAAATGGATTCCGAATATGAAGCGTGGCGTGACCATAGAGCGACTGCAAGAGTGGTTGAAGGCTAACCCTCAAGCTACTTTTGAAGAGCAGAAGGCATTTGCCCGAGCCCTAGGTGATAGCGTGGATAATCGTTTCGGGGAGATGATGCGTGATAATCTATTTATGAACAAGGCACTAAGGGATGCTATGCAATTTGGGTTGCTGTCCTATAGTTGGGTATTGGGTGCTACTCGTATGGCTGTGGGCGCAGGCAAGGAACTCTATCAGACCGCACGTACAGGTAAGGATCTAGGAGTCAACGCTGAGTATCTTATAGCCAATGCGGTAGCGGCTGCGACCCTCAATTCTATGTATCAGTATCTACACACGGGCAAAGGTCCTGATAGCACCAAGGATCTATTCTTCCCTAAGACAGGAGGGCGGCAGTATGTAGGTAAACAGCAAGTTCCTGAACGTGCGGTGCTGCCCACAGGGCACTGGACTCAGATGGCGCATTATATGCACGATCCTTTAGCAGAACTGTATGCGGAAGGTAATATAGGGGCGAAAGTTCTATATGAGGCACTTCAGAATAAAGATTATAGGGGAGACCCCATAGCTAAGCCTACTGCTTTATGGTCTCCTGATTACATGAAAGAAGTTCCAGACGCGGTATGGAGGTACTTCAAATATATAAGTAACCAAGCTGTTACCCCCATCAGCGTGCAATCTTATTACAATCGTAACAAGGGTACAGGCATAACTCCCGCCGAGACTCTCATGGGGGGTAGACCCGCGCCCGCGTTCATAGCGTCTCCCGAAGCTACAGAAGGGTTTGAGAGGAAGGCTGACCAGAGATTGTGGAAATCTAAATTAAAATCTGACGCGCGGCTTAAGGCACGTCGTGAGAATGAGGGCTTACTACCATGAAGATACTAGTTATAGATCCTGCTGCGTCTTCCTTAGACTGGACTATGCGCTGCATAGCAGATGGGCATAAGGTCAAGTGGGTTGTTAAGAACGACCCTAAGGTTGTGCATGTGGGTAAGGGGATAGTAGACCGCATAGACCCTTCCGAGATTTATGAGTGGCTGCGCTGGCCTGATCTAGTATTCTTCACCGACAACACCACCTACTTGCAAGTGTCGGAGTTCTTGCGCAAGCAGGGCACGCCAGTTATTGGACCTACTAAAGAGACTGCGGAGTGGGAGCTTGATCGTGATGTTGGTATGAAGCTCATGAAGAAGGCTGGCATAGAAGTACCGCCTACCAAAGAATTTACTGACTATGATACCGCCATAGCGCATGTGAAGAAGACCATGAAGCGGTATGTGTCTAAACCCTCAGGCAGTGCTGACAAGGCTCTATCGTACTGCTCTAAGTCCCCTGCGGATATGATATACATGTTGGAGCGTTGGAAGAAGCTCAGCAAGTTAAAGACGCCCTTTATCCTACAGGAGTTTATCCCCGGCATTGAGATGGCGGTCGGCGGATGGTACGGCTCTGGCGGCTTCAATAAGGGCTGGTGTGAGAACTGGGAGTTTAAGAAACTCATGAACGATGACAAGGGCGTAGCCACTGGGGAGCAAGGCACTGTCCTGCGCTGCGTCGCTAAGTCCGCACTTGCTGCCAAGGTACTGAAGCCGATGGAAGATGCGCTTGCGCGAGCAGGCTACACAGGGTATATTGATGTTAATTGTATTATAGACGACAAAGGTACACCTTGGCCACTAGAATTTACCATGCGCCCCGGCTGGCCGACATTTAATATTCAACAAGCATTGCATACGGGAGATCATGCAGAATGGCTACTAGATCTAAGCGAGGGGAAGGACGCTCGCAATTTCCTTCTGGACACGATAGCCACTGGAGTGGTTCTTTCGATCCCAGACTACCCATACTCACACCTGACAAGGAAGGAAGTAGTGGGGATACCAGTCTATGGGATGACAGAGCAGAACAAACAGTTTATCCATCCTTGCGAGATGATGCAGGGGGAAGCCCCTATGGAGGTGAACGGGAAGATAGTGACCCAACCTTGTATGGTTACAGCGGGCGATTATGTGTTGGTGACGACGGGGACGGGCAAGACAGTGAGCCAAGCCAAGTGTGGGGCATACAAAGTGATGGAACAATTAGAGCTCCCGAACTCCCCGATGTATCGTACCGATATAGGCAACCGATTGAAGAAGCAGTTACCCGACCTGCAAAAGATGGGGTACGCAGCAGGGATGACGTATTAGACGACGAGGACGATGCCGCCTACTTAGCACGGCTGCGGAGCAAAGCTCTACGAGTAATGGAGGACGTACTGGATATAGATGTACCCAGCGAAGATGATCCTAACTTTGCTCGCATCGTAGTAGCTAAGAAGGATGCGGCTGGTAAGATCTTGGATGCCAACCTTAAGTCGGACGAAAACTGCTTTAGGCAGAAACAATCTGACGCGCTTGCTAAGCTGTACACTCTCATCCAGTTGGAGTTGAGTGTACAGCCCGCTATAGATGTCTCGGCGCAAGTTATTCACCAGCGGGGAATTGAGCATCAAATTTAGCTTCTAGCGCAGCGATAGCGGCTAGAACTGCGGTGTTGTCAGCCGCAGGCGCAGGAGCGATAGCGGCTTTCAGTTCCGCCACAGCAGCATCTACCTTATTAGAGATAGCAGAAAATAAAGACATGGTAATACCTTTCTATGTTAGATGGTTATACAGCAGCAGAGAACGGAGTAGCAGCGGTACCAGATGAAGAAGTCTGACCGCGCACTGCCCAAGTGTTAGCCGCAACGTCTTCTACCTCAATCCAAGTCCCCACGTTTAGACCACCTGTAGTGGTAGAGCTAAGCGTGATAGTGTCAGAGTTGGTAGCCACAGTACCTGAGTTAGCTGCAACGTAACCAGTAACAGTCGCGCTGTCAACAGTATCAATAATACCAATCATGAAGTCAGTGTTATTAGCTACTTTGATAACGTGCGGAGCAGAAGGTGCTGCTGCGGTTTGCAAAAAGCGGAAGAACACACCAGACCCAGAAGCTGCTGGTAGAGTTACTGTTGAGCCACCCGCCGCATTCAGATTGATAGTTTGGTTAGAGTTACCAGCTGTTAGGGTAAGCGCAGAGCCTGCATTGATAGGGACAGGACGACTGAACGCCCCGTTCGTAGCATCAGAGCATTGCGCATTGATAAGTATGAGCATCTCATTGTAGAGGTCTTGCAGATTATTGACTGGTTGGTTTAGTAATGTAAGTGGGAATATAGAAGTTCCATTAGGCACTGGGGAAGTCATATTATTTCTCCGTAGGTTAAGTGTTGATCCCGTCAGTATAGTATACTAGCGTCAGCGTGGGAGGCAACCTAAATATCAGATGAACTCCGTAATAACGACTATACCCGGCATCCCCGCACCTCCTTGACGTGCAGTTGCAGAAGTATTTTGAGCACCGCCAGAACCGCCACTTCCGTAGCTCAGCCCAGCGACGCCAGCATTTCCAGATACGCCAGTTCCAGCATCGGCAGATAGCCCGCCCGCCCCCCATATGGTAGAAGCTCCTTGCCCTGAATATCCTCCAACCGATGCGACGCTAGTTCCAAATGATGCAAACCCAGCCTGCCCATAGGACATAAAGTCACCGATACTTGGAGTTCCTCCCAAGCCACCGAGTGCGATGCCGCCTGCACTGCCCTTACCGCCTAGTCCGCCACCTGCTGAGCATTTGCTTCCTACTGATGTCGCGCCACCATTACCGCCTGCATTGTTCCCAGCAGCAGCAGGAGTACCGCCTGCGCCAACAATTACAGTTTGAGAAGCTCCAATTCCTGCGGCACTTACTATGGCTCTAGCATATGCACCTGCCCCTCCGCCACCACCACCACCAACAAGTGATGCGCTCGCAGCACAACTCCCACCAGCTGCACCGCCGCCTGTGGTTTCAATAATGCAGAATAGCATCCCAGCACTTGGGGTATAGGTGTAAGTTCCAGCTCCTACAAAGACTTGCTCAGTCACAGAGGTGAACATGTTAGAGCCGTTGCCGACAGTTATGTTGCCGAAGCCAGCATTTTGGATTGTGTATACGGAGGTAGAGTTTGATACGTTATTGGCAACGTAAGCGAATCTTCCCGTGGGATCTACAGCGATGCTTCTAGCGTTAGTTCCTGTAGCTATGGGTGTACCGATGGCAGTTAAAGCCCCGCTATATTGGTTGATGCTGTACTGGTAAACAGTGTTGGCAGTAGCGCAGCAGACGTAAACATTCCTACCCGATGGGTCGCAAGCAATCCCCCATGCTCCAGTACCCGCAGCAATTGCGGTAGTGATTGAGGACAGTGCACCAGTGAGCTGATTGATTTTGTACTGAGAAACCGTAGCGGCAGTTTGGTTTACCACATAAACGAAACGTCCTGACGGATCACATGCTATATTATAAGGACCACTACCAGTAGCAATATTCGTAGCCGTGATAAGGGATAGTACGCCAGTGCTCTGGTTGATGAGATATTGAGAAACTGTATTTGCGCCGTTATTTACGATATAGACAAATCTGCCAGATGGGTCGCATGCAATGCCGAGCGGAGTAGTTCCAGTTGCCACCGCCGTGCCTAAACTAGTAAGCGCGCCTGTAGACTGGTTAATAGAATACATGGATACAGTATTGGCTGTCGCATTTGTGACATATAGGAATCTCCCCGACGGATCGCAGGCGAGATATTCTGGGCTTGTTCCAGCTGCAATGGCAGTCGTAATACTCGTTAGCGCACCTGTACTTTGGTTAATACTATATTGCGAAACATTGGCGGTCGTGACGTTGCAAGCATAAACCCAACGACCCGTCGGATCGCAAACAACTCCATATGGGAATGTTCCAGTAGCAATATTGGTAGTAATAATGCTGGGAGTCCCGCTTGTCTGGTCTATACTTCTTTGCGATAAAGTATTGCCACCGCTATTCGCAACATAGAAGAAACGCCCCGAAGGATCGCAAGCTACGGATTGAGGACCCGCATCATTAGTTGCAAAAGGACTACCGCCAGCTAGTGTCCCAACCCCCTTGCTCAGGATAGGAAGGGGGGCAACCATGGGATATTTTGATGATGTCAAGCTAGTGATGGCACTGATGGATGCCGACAAGGTCGCGACGTTATTAGCTGTTATCCCGCCAAAAGCCGCATCACCAATATAGAACTGAGCTATGGTGTTATCATTGTAATTACAGACGTAAAGAAATCTATTCGTAGGATCTACTTTTATATCGTAAGCCCCAGAGCCACTTCCGCTAGTTATATCTGTGGCGATACTGGCAAGCAACCCGCTATATTGATTTATAGAATATTGCGATATAGTGCTTGCCGTATAGTTCGTAACATAAACAAAATTGCCAGTAGGGTCAGTAGCGATGAAAGTAGGACCACTGCCCGTCGCAACAGTACCGAGGCTTGTTAATGCACCAGTGCTTTGGTTGATGCTGAACATACCCACATTGTTGGAACTTCCGTTGCATACATAAAGGAATCTGCCCGTTGCATCGCAAACTATACCACTAGGAGCAGTACCTCCCGAGCTAATAGCGGTAGTGATTGAGGATAGCGCGCCATTAGCCCCGATACTGTATTGTGATATTGTCGCTGCCGTGCTATTAGAGACGTAGACAAACCTGCCGCTAGGGTCTGTAGCTATAGCGGACGCCCCTGTCCCTGCTGCGATAGCAGTAGTGATCGAGGATAAAGCCCCTGTACTTTGGTTGATGCTGTATTGCGAAACGGTAGCCGCAGTCTGGTTGACCGCATAAACATATTTGCCGTAAGCATCGCAGATGGCTGCTACGCAGTTTGTCCCAGCTGCAATATCTGTGGTGATTGAAGATAGTGCGCCTGTGGATTGGTTAATGCTAAACTGAGATACTGACGCAGACGTATTATTCGCAGTGTAAACCCAGCGTCCTGTCGGGTCGCAACATATTCCATTTGGATGAGAGCCAGCCGCTATCGCTGTTGTGATTACTGATAAGAAACCGTTCACTTGATTTATTGCGTATTGCAAAACTGTATTTGCCGTGTAGTTCGCGACGTAAACAAATCTGCCTGTCGGATCTACGGCTATAGCTGGACTATTGGATGGTGCAGATAAAGCTGCTACCATGGCGGCGAGTACGCCATTACCTCTATTTACTATAGGCTTGGGCGAAACAACCGAGTAATTAGATTGGATTATCCCAGTACTACCACTGCTAGGGGTTTGCCAAGTAGCTGATGTGGGACTTGTAGCGGTAAGAACTTGCCCTGAGCTAGGTGCGGTTGCAGATGATACATTCACAACAGTTGTAGCAGAATTTAGGGCGTTGGTTTGCGTGGCAGTGCCTGTCATAGTTCCAGCACTGAAATTGCCAGAGCTATCGCGCTTAACTATTGTGTTCGCCGTATTTGTAGAAACTATCCCCGCGTCTAAATCATTCAGTGCATTCTGGACGTTGTTATCAGTTGATGTGAAGAAGTTAGTGAACGAGCTAGTATTTACCGTGGTTAGAGCCGCTGTGTTAGAAGCTCCTGAAGATGTTATCCCGCCACGCAGGGTGGATTTCGCAATGGTTACGCTGTTGATAAACCCACCAGAGGCATTGTTCTGAAGGATAACATATCCAAGTTGTGCCATCTGTAGAGCCGCAAGCTCATTGGTCGCGATAGCGATAGTTCCCGCTGTGATTGCGGATAGTGCGGCGGCACTATTATTATAGAATGTTCCATCCATCACTGCGAAGAATTGCGGGGTCGTCGTATTCAGCGTAGATTTGGCAGCATAGACAGTATAAACTGCATATTTATTATTAGGGATAGCCGTAGGAGTTCCTGCATTATTATACAGCATTGGGAATTGGGCTTGCTGCGCATTGCGAGTCCATTGCCCTGAGCCGTTTGTATAGTAGAAGTTTAGAGTAATAGCCGCCCCGCCAGTGTCAGAAAGGGTGGTGCTCAGCTCCGCATCGTTGATATAATCAGTGCCGACTATTGATAGCTCGCGGTCAGTTACTAGAGTACCACTTCCAGTGGTGATGCGAGTTATGTTCCCGCCGCCATCCTCAATAATAGTCCCCACATTGGTATGAAGGAAATTAGTTACATCTGTATTGAAAGAATAATCATGAGTTTCGTTTACAACGACTAGATTCGTCCCATCGTTCAGCACCAAGAAAAGAGGTATATTACTTTGGTACTGGGCATCAGTGGCAGGGGCGGAGAAAATCTGCATGCCACCTGCATTGTTTATTCCGACAAGATAGCAAGTATGCGCGGATAATGTTAATGTCTGAGGCTGAGTCCATGATATAAATTTACCTTTTACATACCCATTACCAGTGGCTGCTAATGTAAAGTTACTACCAGACGCTGACCAGTAAGGTGATGCGCTAGTCCATGCTTTGAAACCCGTCTGTTCCATACCTGTGATGGAAGCATCTAACTGCTGTATGGATGTTTCAACACTTGTGCTAGTAGTGACATACCCCGTCATACTTGGTATGGTTACATCAGCAGCAGCTACGGAACTAGAGAAGGTCTTAGAGCCCGCTATAGTTTCAGTGCCTGTGTTATGAACTACTGCGGAGTCCGCTGCCGCCCCAGTGACTTGAGATACTGAGTAATCCCCCGTCTGGGCAGTAACCGCTCCCGTGCGTCCGAATACACTAGACACACCTGTCACTAACGAACTTATGTTGCCCACAATCTTATTGAATGCTGTGAGGATACTATCTGACGCTGTCACTGTCCCTGCGAGGGCGGAGAACCCCGTCAGCAACTTACCTGTTACCGTAGTATTAGCTATAACTGTGGACGACTGAGTGCCAGTTACATCTCCAGATAACGACCCTGTGAACGAGGTAGCATCTATCGCCCCCGTGCCGCTCGCGCTTATAGATGCTCCTGTCCCGACTATCATAGTGGCGGTGGTATTAGTCCCCGACGTGACTGCGTCAAAAGTAGTGGAATTGGTAGGGGTCACCAGTACATCAGTGTTGCCATTTCGCACAGCAACCACTTGGTCTGTAGCTGGGTTCACCGCTCCACCATTTGCTATCTGGGACAATTTAGAAACGGTAGTCACTAGCTACACCTCTTGGACATAAAATGTTACGCCGTCCTCAGCCACATAGAAGGTCGTATTGTCCTCGGCTACATACCCATTAGCGGGTGGTGGAGCTTCCCTACGTGGTTGGTTCTGCCATAAGTGGAAACTCAGATATGGCATAGGCTACCCCAATGCAGCTGCTGCTTTTGCTACCGCTGCTACTTGGAGTCGTTGTTGCGCTAGAGCTTCCTTGTCGGCAGCTAGTTGGGCTTGGGCTGCTGCTAGGTCTTCTTTGTCAAGGGCTAGTTCGGCTTGAGCTGCCATAAGTTCTTCCTCGCCATTAGCCAGCTCTGCTTGTGCTGCTGCTAGGGCAGCTTGCCCGTTCTGCAATGCAATGAGGTTGGTATTGTAGGCTTCTAGGCTAGCGTTCAGTTGGGCTCTGTCGTTGTTCAGAGCATCACGAGCAGCTGAGAGCTCATCACGAGTTTTCTGGATATCTGCGGCGGCAACGGTAGCCTTAGCAATAGTATCTTTGGCGGCGTCCAGCTCTGCTTGCGCCTCTGCGGTCAAGGCTAGCTGTTCATTAACAGCATCGCCAATAGCCTTTATGCTATCAGGAGTTGCAGTAGCCACTACTTGAAGGAAATTAGCGAGGAGGCTGTATACTTGTAAAGCTGGTGGAGCTGCGGGGGTAATATTCTGCTGCATAGTATCCTCAGTTATAAAAGAATGATATGTCACATGCGCCGCTAATAACTGCGTACGCCCCTATGGTTAGAGCCACGGGTAGCGGGTAGGATGTTCCTGCCGCACACACCATAGCATTGAGCAGTATAGTGCCAGAGGCGGCTGTGTTATCGTAGATAGTGACTGTAGGGGTACCCTGCGCTACTAAGAACCCCCCAAGCTGCCCGTTACCTGACCTGATTAGCCCTGAAGCTGTCAGCCGTTGGATTGAGTACTGTTCGTTAGGATTTAGCATGGATACCCCCTTAGCTATTTTCTGGTTATTATGCCAGCTTTTAGGCGTGTGTAAATAGTTATTTTGAGCCTAGTTGCTCCATAAGTTTTTTCTCAGGAGCGGTTAAAACCTCCAGCCTTACTTGGTTGCTCACCTCAGGATGTGACATATCTATCTCCCAGCATAGAGCCCTCATAGAAGGTATCTCTGTGCCAGCACCTAGATTTATCGCTCTGCTCCTGCCAGTCAGTATCCCTGATTCTGTTAGCTTCCTGCCCATGTTTATGAACGACGTATTATGCTTAGCGCACCAACGCTTCAGCGTGTCATTGTCTATGTATAGGCGAGCGGTCTTCATCTCCATGCGCATGCAAAGATTGCGGGTAGGGAATCTGAGAGGTGGCATGTTCGCTTTCTTAGGGTCAAACGCCCCTTGTACAGTGATGCACCCCCCGATATGCTCGCTAAGAAACTGGTTGAGCTTGAAAGCTGCCTCATTGGATACGTCTCCTGTGGTGCGGGCAGTAGCATGCTGCCCTACCCAATTCATAATCCGATCTATATCAAAGCATAATATGCCATACTTTACAAGGATATGCGCCGCTACTTCCATGGTGGCTAGCAGCCACACAATGAACCTATGCTCTGGGCGTGATGCTAAGAGCTTGCGGTACTTCTGCACAGTCAGCCCCACACCACCGTAGCCATCGTCACGGAGCTGAAGCTCTATATACTTCTTAATCTCAGGGTTAACTATTAGGCGCGCGAAGGCAAGACCTGCGTGACCCCTGTTAGCCATCATGGCACGGGTAATACCCCCGAGATTCTCAAGCACTTCTTTGGTTGGGCGCTCTATCTCAATCTCAAACACACGGTGAGCCATCGGTACGTTCACCATCCTGACGAGCTCGTACAGCGACTTATTGGACAGCGAGATAACTATAGTCTGGTATCGCTCTAGCAGACCTTGAGCAGCTCCGTCACGGGTCAGCCTACCACGGTCAGTGCCAGAGGTTAGCTTCTCCACTCCCAGTGCCGCTAAGATCGGGTCGGGGTATGAGTTCTCCTCACGGACTTGCGGGAGGTTCTTCTTACGCACTATGTCCTCAATCCTATGGTTCTCCGTAGTGTTACCAGTCAGTACAATGCCAGACGCCTCGCCCCAGACACTAGCCATAGCATTAGCCATAGGGGTCTTGCCGTACCCGCTGTCCTCACTGACTATAGAAAATATAGACCCCCCGTTGCCCTCGTCCACGCAGAACGGCATGAGAGCCGCTGCAAAGCTGGATAGTGCCATAGCACCTTGTGCCTCCGAACCGATGGCATAAAGTTTATTGGCTGCTGCCGACCACGCGTCAAGCGACCCCTTAGGATCTGGTTGGAGTGCTTTTATGTATGGGAGAAGCTTACTAGAGCCCGTCACTAGTTCCACGCTGCCGTCAGGCTTACATAGATGATTGCCTATTAGGAAAGAGCCATCCTCTTTCCATCCAAATTGGGTGTACTGTGTACCCTCTTTACCTTGTTCTCTTAGCATAGTTATAGACCTCGTTAAATATAAATCAAAGTACTTGCGCATGCCTTCATATAGTGTCACCCCATTTTGCTCCAGTATGGCGAAACGCTCATTGCCATGTAGCTCCTTTGCGCTCATAGAGAACCTGAGCCACCCTCTTAGGGGATGCCAGTTGGCGAACAGGAAACTGTTGGCTTGCCTATCCCCGTAGCCCTCCATGTTCAATACCCCTTCAAGGTACACAGGCAGCGGTGACATCGCTCTCCACTCTACCATCTTCTCCCCTAGATCAGAAACAGTCTCAGTATATACTGTGAGCTGCTTTGTCTCATTCCACTTGAACCCCTTTGGCAGGGTAGGTAGGGTATGGGTTGTGTCCATCTGCGGCACAGGATGATTGGATACATGTCGGCGCGCGATGCTATTCACAGTGGTGTGGATCTCATGCTCATCCAATGGGGGTACGTTCTTATGGTTCCACTTCAAGCATTCCTCCAGTACAAAGTCCGCAGCCCCGCCTTTAGCGAATAACGCCCCTGCGTATGAGGCACAGGCTTGGTTGCGCCCGCCTTCCCCCACACCATTAGATATCTCTGCCACCTTACTTATATGGATACCCGCTGCTAGGTTAGCGTTCTTCGGGGTTGGAACGGGCGCACCCATAACAACATCTCTGAAACGCTTGAAGTCTATAGGTTCTAGCAGATCCCAATCGTCTACTGAGACTTCCAGCGGTCGGCTGGGAATCTTAAAATTTTTGGATCCTGCGGGTCGTAGGATTGAGGCGATGTCGGCGGTGCGGGTTGGGTCAGCTCGCAGTCCATAAACCTCTGTAAGTAATTTAAGGCGCTGAGCAATAGGAGTCCATTCCATAGCAGGGATGAGTTCTCCGAATGTCCAATAAGCATGTAGTCCGTTCCCTGATCTAACCAATCCAGGAACGTCAAGGTGCAGCCTGCCGCAGAACTCGTCACATGCTTGAATGGCGTCTTGAATAGTAGCATACCCTTTACCTTCTCCTACGTCTAAGTCCAACCAGAATGACCCTGCGCCCAGCGCATTGTTAGCTCTACGATTCTGGGGGGTGACATAGACAGCGCAACCAAAGTAAGCATCAGACCCTCTAGCAGTTATAGCGGTCAGCTTGTCTGCTAGTTCTTCAGTAGTTTCTACGAGTCCTTGTGTTACTTTTTTTGCGCTATCTATTTCTACCCAGCATTTGTACCCCTCATTCGGAAGCACCTTCTTTAGAAATGGCAGCTGTGGCATAGTTCCTCACTTGCAGGATGTATGATTTACGTTGTGAAGCCCTAACATCTATAGGGACAGGGAGCTTATCAGGGGCATTTTTCAATGTCCACTCCAGTAGATCAAAACATTTCCGCAAATGTCTATACCTTATAGAATGAGGTATAGACTTACCTAGCACCCAACTCCTCACAGTTGCGGTGGGCAGTCCGCACCATAGCGACATATCGGTTAGTGTGAAGCTAACTGCTTCACACATCCCCTTCCAGTCTAGTTTCCCGTCTAGCATATTATACCCCCATCACATCTTTTAGGATGTCGTCCAATGCGCTAGAGCTAGCAGGCACATCAATAGGAGTAGCTGCTTGAGCTGGCAGACCTACTGAGTCTACCTTCTTGGCAGCTGCTCTGGTGCGTGGCTTAGGCGCGTCCTCATGCTCGTAAGGAGCTGGTGACGCCGCAGCTACATAATTCTGCTGCACTACTTGCTCAACCACTGGGGTAGAAGGAGTATGCTCAAGACCCTTTACAGTAGCCACCTTATCGTTCTTGCCTGTGCAGCGGTTTACTTCTTCAGTATCTAGCATAGCCACTACTGTGCTAACTTGGTCGGGGGTCGCCCAGCCAGTTGCGGTGAACATCAGTTTAGGGAAGTCTGAAGCAGCGTCAAAGGACACTCTGGTGATGAGCGCAGCAGCTGGGTATCCACGCTTAGCCAGTTGGTCAATGTACGAGCCCCAGTTCTTCAGTGACGCTGGTGGGATGCGCAACTCATACACGTGTCCTGCGGCATTATCTGCCATCACTACCGCCACTCGTTTAGATTCCGAACATGCCTTAATCTGAGTTCCAAGAGCAGATACCTTAGACCCCCATGCTGCATGCGGGCAAGCGGCGCAAGTAGCGCACTGCGGGTTCTTAGCTTGGTCAGAAGGTCCCACACCATTATCGCTGAAGCAGGACGGAGTTTGGTCTTCAGCATTAGGGTCATAAGTAGCTTCATAGTAGGTACGTGACAGCCCGTGTGGGTTAGCATCTACAATAATGATATCCATGTAATGGGTTTGCAATACTAACTCCTCCGCACCAGGCACTTTTAGCCTGAAGCGCGAGCCCTTAATGGACACACGTGGGCATCCAGATGAGAAAGTGCCTGAAGCTAGTGCGCTGTTCAGACCCGCCAAGCGGGGATCCTGCATCAATGCCGCTGCGTATGAAGGCACTTGTAGTTGTGGTAAATTGTCCATGTTAATTTCTCCTAATGTTTACAGTTGTTACGTACTCTACACCGACTCCAGGGACTGGCTTCTGTTCGGCATCTATATAATCAGTGATACCTTTCTTACCAGCTCTGAAGTCCACCATATCCCACATAGCCATACTTTTTAGAAGATATGCTATGTGGTCCGCCACTGACGGCGGCACATCGTAACCCGTTGAGGTTAGATATCTTTCTACTGCGCAGACCGCAGGGTCAAACACAAAATCTTTGAAAGCCTCCATGTCAGATGCTTTAACAGACGCTGCTCTAGCTTTGTAGGCAGTGCCTTCGCAGGTCTTGATACTGTCACATCCGACCATGTTCATCTGGTTGAGTAAATAGTTTTCTATCTTCCCCATGGCATCAGTTATGGGCTTCATCTCCTCGGAGTGCCGCTTAGCCATAGCAGCTTTCCTATCACGTAGCTCTATGTACTTAGCTACTACTTGTTCTGCTGTGTAGGTCATTTCGCTAATTCCTCTTCTATATAGGCGTCTCTCTCCTTCTTCAATCTGTGCAACTGGATTTCGCACCGTATCATGTCGGATTCTAACTTCGCACGGTATTCTAAGTTGTTATGCGTGACCTTAACCCCACGGTAATCATCAGTAGCATTTAAGAACGCATCGCGTGCGATTGCAATCTTCCTTGTTAAATCTTCTAACTTATCCATCTACTCACCCTCCTTTAATATGTTAGACACTAGCGTGGCGTAGCCAGCTATGTCATCCCAGTTATCCTTGTAATTATAGTCCCCGCAGATTATTCTAGCCACCTTCAAGAATATCATGTCTATTGCTACTCTATGTGTTGAGGGTAGGTGGTCTACATTTATAGACTCCCTGAGCGAGTCGTACGCGACCGCAACCTCCCAGAACTCGCCATAGCGTTTGCCCCTCTCACTTAGTAGCTTCTGTATACTTACCATTGTTTAGCCCTCCTTGATTAAGTTAAGTACCACACCTTGCATTTTCTCGCGGTTGTCCAGCCGCTTAAAAATCTCCCGCTCTATGCCCGTCGCACAAAGGCGCACTATTAGCATTGAATGTTTCTGCCCTGGTCTATCCATGCGCTTGTTAGCCTGCTGGTAGATCTCAGGTTTGTCTGTGGGTCCGAACCATATAGTAGTTGCTGCGGCTGTCAGAGTCAGACCGTGCGCCATCGTACCAGGGTCGGCTACTATAATTCTAGGGTCAGGAGAGTTCTGGAAGTCCCTGAAGATGTCGTTGCGCGCCTTGGCGCTAACTGCTCCTGTAACCTTCTCCACCGTATAATGTCTCCTAAGCTCGTTGTGTAACATATTCACCACGCTAGTTAGTGGGGCGAATATTATTATCTTGTGCGACGAGCGCTCTATAATTTCCTCAAGCACTTGTAGGCGAGGTGCGCAGTCCACGCGATGAACCTCCCTTTCTTCGCCGTATACTGCACCGCATGCTATCTGGATCAACTTAGTGCGCAGTACAGCCTCATTGATAGCACTGATAGTCCCTGAGCCCAACTGAGTACTCAGCGAGTCCTTCATGTCCTTGAACGCCTTCTTTTGATTAGCAGATAGCTCCACATCTAGGGTCTCTATCATAACGTCAGGTAGGTCTAGGCACTCGTCGCGCCCGAAGCGGATAGCGGGCTGCAGTATCTGCGCAGCCAGAGCCATGCCTTCCTCCTTTGGAACCATCTTGAAGGTAGTCAGCCGCTTCATCGTGCGCTCTTGGAAGCCTCGGAAGCTCTCTGTGTAGTCTCTGCGTACTGCGCGAGCTTGCGCCCATGCATTGGTGGGGTCTACTGGGGTGGGCGTGCCAGTTAGCCAGTAAACATAGTCTTTGTGTTCAATGAGTTGGCGCATAGCCTTATAGCGAGTGGTGGAGCTATCTTTATATACAGAGCCCTCATCAACTACGACTGCGCCAATAGACTTGTCATTGCGCAAGCACTCCCCTAGTAATCCTAGCTTATATCCGCGGTTGGATTTCTCTCCGCCAACGCCAACACCGTCATGGTTGATGATGAGGAAGTCAGCGTCAGTACGTTTGTAAGTCTCTATGCGCCGTTCGCGCGAGCCATGTAGCACCACTGCTTTGCGCTTACCTAGGAAGTGGGTGAACACCTCATCCTCCCAAGTGCGGTATAGTGTGGACAATGGCGACAATATGAGTGCTCTCTCTATAACTCCCGTTGTCATGAGATAATCTAACGCCCATAGGGTCGCCAAAGTCTTGCCCGTACCCATATCAGATAGGTTAAAGCAGCGAGGATGCAAGGTCATAAACGCCGCTAGTTGCTTCTGATGATTAAATGGGTGCGGGACTTTATGCGGGTTGCGCGACCAGTCGTACTCGGTCAAGATAGGGCTAAACGCTTCGTACCCTAGCCTACGCATTACCTGCATATTCTTTATATTGTGGGGCACAGCAGCGTACTCCCCGACCATCTTAGAGCCGCTCGTGGCGTCTATAATGAATTGCGGGGCAGTAGTGTTATACACCACAGTCTTTGTCGCAGCAGAATAAATCATTGTGCCTCCCATGGGAACAGCGCGAACCTAGCTTTGACATCATCTACGCTGGTTGCGACTACTTTGTGCCCACCTGCTAGATATATAGTGTGCAGCTCTCGTCTCTGCATCGGTGATAGCACACCTCCGTCGCTGTTCTTGGCTTCAATAGCGAAGAACTTACCCTTATAGCATCCTAGGAAGTCAGGTACGCCTCTGCGACCGTAGCCGTTAGGAACTGGCATATAGTACCAGCAGTCCTCGCCGAGGGACTTTAAGTAGGCTGTTATGTCTTTTTTAACTTGGGCTTCTGATTTCATAATTTATCCTATAGGTCGCTTGTTGTAGATGGTTCTGTCTTTGACAATGGCTCACTTCGAATCCATGGTTCTATTGGCTAAAATGGTTCACTTTTATGGAGTGGTTCTATAAGTGTATGTGGTTAATCTTTGACCCAATCAGGTTTATTGGGGATCTCTAGCTTATGAGCATGACCTAGATGCGCCATAACATAAGGTGCAGGCGGAGCCTTGCCGTATTCATGCCAATACCACACCTCCTGCAAATGAGATAGCAGAATCTTAGTCACCCAACGCAAACTACGCCGTTGAATGTGAGCGGGAGGTAATTTGCCGATGCTGTAGAATTTGTAAGACTCAGTGGTTTTAGCGACCTGTCCCGCTTTCTCCATAGCTTGCTCTTTATAGTCGCCTGCTTCATTCTTAGCTTGCTCATATTCCTTACGTTGCTTGTAGAGCTGCCCATAATAGGCATGTGGTTTGCCACTAACTTTTACGAAGCTCTCGCCAGCTAACCAGAGAATGCGCTTCAAAGCAGGGTTCCAATTCGCTTTCTGCCCCTTAACCCTCTTCTGCCCAGGGCATAGCCCCGCATAACTCCAGAAATGACCTGCTGTAGGTGCTTTCGTGATGTCTAGGTTAGAAACTAGCCCCGCAGCTATCACTGGACCTATGCCCGTATGCGATTTCAACCATGTACCTATCGGGTAGGAGTCTGTGTACCTATCTAGCGCCCTCTTAATCTGCTCTTCTAGCACCTCACTCTGCCCTGCTAGATACTTTATCACCTGATGCGGCTCTCCAGTTTCTTGCATAGCTCTGCCTTGACCATAGGCGCGTATCCTATCATTCTGCATGATGTAGTAATTATCCACGAGAAAACGAGCCTCGCTAATCGTAGTTACTTCCATCGCATCCATCAAGTCTTTTGTTAGCCTCTTAATAGGCGACCACTTATCTATTGATACTTCCATTTCGATTACTCCTGTATGCTAGTAGATGGACGTTTGAGTTCCGCCAAGTCAAACACTCTGCCGTCGCATCCGAACTGTTTCGTATTTATTTCATCCATCATAATAATCAAAATCTGGCGGAAATCCTCCTCAGATACGTTGTACTGCTTGCCTAAAAAAGTAATCATACTAAACCCTCCTTATAGTAATCTTTATAAGTTAGTAAGCACTGCGCAGTCCGTATCAGCCTGTCGCTAACACCTGACCCCGTATCTATTAAAATCTGCTTAAATGTACGAGCTTTCTGATCCACAATAATTATGTTTACTCTAGGGTGTTGTAGTAAGACCTCGCGCGCCGTAGAAATGAACTGCTCCCCAAAGATTTCCCCATCTAAAGTGCCGCATGTGAACCCCCCAGCAGGTGTATCTGTATCAGGAGGAATCATCTTCACTGTGTATTTATTTACTATATCTGACATCGTGCCCTCCCTCGGCGTCTAGTGGTAGCCCCAAGCACCAGTCGGGTGCTTTCTTCATTATCCTTGTCGCCCACTCCAGAGCAGAGTCAGCCTCGCGAGTAGGAGCTACGAACACTATCTCATCATGGCAGGTCATCACGATCTTGTACTGCTCTGCAATCTTAAGCATAGCTTGTGACATTACTACGCGACTTAGGGCTTGCACCACATTCTCCACCAACTTAGCACCGTATATATGGCTGCGCATATTGCGCTTGTTGATGGTGTAGAACCCTTCCTCGCGGCTATAATGTATATTGTTGTAGTCCAGAGCTGCACCATTGGGCATGACTATGAAGTTCCCCTCTATAGTCATTGGACCCCAGCTGTACTCGCAGCCACCTTCCTTAAGGTCTGCAAGTATCTTGTCAGCCATCTTCCACATCTCCACGACCTTGCTATGCGAGTCGCGGTAAGAGCTAACTGCCGCTGCCGCTGATATATCATCTAGGATAATAGGAGGACCCCCGAGCGCACCTTTGCGGCATGTGAGTTGGAATTTACTCCAACCCATGCCATAGCCGCAGCCGAGTTCCAAAGTCTTACCTAGGTGTCTTTCCACTTTGTCAGCCTTAGTTATCCTACGATTGTAGAACCTGCTCGCACCTTCTGAATACAAGTCACGCCCTTCACGGAAGGCATCTAGTATGTCCTTCTGCCCCGCTAACCAATTGAGCATGCGGCATTCTATCTGGCTTAAATCAATGACCACAAGGGAACAGGACGGCGGAGCCAGTAGGGAGAGTCGGAGGTCGGAACCTCTAGTAAAGTTTTGGAAGTTGAGGCTGTCCCCTCCTGACCAGCGTGTGGTGTGCGCCCCGCAGTAGTTGAGGTAGACTGGGAGAGCTCCTCGTTCTGACATGGCGAGCAGCCGCTCGGCTCTGGTCTCCCCAATGGTTGACTTTTGTCCGAGTCTTGCGGCGCAGAGTTGTTGTACGGTTGGGTTGCCATGTTCTTCTAGCTCCTTCATTGCATCGTCAGTTTTGGAAAACGCATAGATTAATTTATTACTATCTGTGGGGCTGGGCTTAACAGGTGGCTCAACGCCCTGAGCGCGCAGTAATTCTGCGAACTTGGAGGACGACTGCAAGTCTGCCTTATCCACGCCAAGTGCAGCCAGAGTGGATTCTTTAGCCTGCTTCACCTTATCAAGGTATGCCTGCAGACGTGGCTTGTCCAGTAGCAAAGTTGGCTCAGTGAACATCCTAACAGTCAAGTCTATGACGCGCAACTCCTCCTTCGGAACGCGCCGTACCAACCTTGTAAATAGTTGATAGGTTAACTCCACATCATCTGCGCAGCCACTAGCTAGAGCTTCGTAGAGTTCTGGAGACAGCTCACGCACGCCCTTAATGTCGTCGTAGGGAACGGTCTTAACCCCTAGCCCGTAGTAGTCGCTTAGAGCTTTCAGGCTGTGGCTCTTGAAGTGCGGATGAACAAGCCGCGCCATAGACAACGTGTCAAACCAAAATGCAGGTTTAGTATTATAGTGATGGCTTAGTATGAAGCCATCAAACTGAGCGTGGTGCGCGATAATATGGCATGACGCCAAGGCGGATGCGTTCTTGAGGTCTGGCATAGTGGCTGCACCCTTGTCGCTGCGCAAACCGACGCAATGCACTTTGAACCGTGGGTCGCGGACATACTCCTCGTTAGTCATCTTTGAAAGCGTATAGTCCTTATCAAAGTATGTCTCAAAGTCTAGTGTGATTAGTTGCGGTTTCATTTGTGTTCCTCGTAGGTCTCTAGGGCAGCGCGAAGTCTTATATATGCACGACGGAGCTTGAAGTGGAATTCGTCGCTCTCGTCATATCTTTTTGCGAGTTCGTGGAACTTCACATACTTAGCGGCTGCCTCGCAAATTCTTTCTAATTTATCTATGTTGTTCATAGTGATAACTCTAGTATAATTGTTAACTATGTAAACTCTACTATCTATAACATGCATAGTCAACTACTTTTTATTTTTTTTCGCATAGGCTTTACGGCGTGATGATTTTTCCACAGCCTCGGTGAACCAGCGAGCGAGGTCTGGCGGTAAGAGTTTGTAAATTTCTATAGCCAGATAGAGAGCGCGCATCTTAGGTGCTACGCCGTTCAGTTCTTTAATAATCTCGTCACGCTCTTCTATTGTCTGCGCTTCTCTCCATCTTCTCGCCATGGTGTAGGCTCTGCGGGCGCAAGATTTAATAGAAAGGTAGTCGCGTTTAGGGTTAGTTACCATGAGGTACTCCGCTAACGCGGTTAAAAAACGTACTATGCGGGTAGGCATCATTAACCGCATACAAAGCCTCGTTTGCCAGCTCCATAGCCTCCGCGTGGGTTGCACCATTCACCCGCAGAGCCAGAGACACAGCAAGAACCACGTCCTTTGCGTAAGGGTTAGGGACAATCTCGCTGGAGAGCGGCTCATCCAAAGGTTTTATCAAATATGGACGCACTATATTTAGAATAGTTGTTGCGTAGGTGAAGCCGAAGACTTCGCCAATCTTCTCTATTACTGCCGATTCAATTTTGTTCATTGTTAGCCTCCTCTCTTCTATTTGCGTAAATTTCTTCCATGTGCTTGCGGAATTTCTTTAGAGCTAAACGATTGCTTATCTTCTCCACAATAATACACAGCAGAAAACCGCATATGCTTCCTATTAGGCTTATAATCATTTTGACCACCCATCTTTGAACTCACGTATCAGGTCGTAAACGCAAAACGACAGCATCACCGTAAGTAAAATCAATATTATAGTCGCCAACACTTGGTGAACCCAAAATAAAATCATCATCTCACACCCCCATAATTTGTATAAAAATTGAATAAAAACCCACCATAATCAGAAAGAACGTAACCCCTATAAATTCGGAAATTGTTAGCATTATGTGCATATTATTGCCTTTCTTTCTTGTTCGCTGTTATCTAAATTGTCTTGCAGCAACAAAGCCGCAGGAATTTCAGTGCTGATAAGTTCTCCATTATAACGCCGCGTTACACATATAAGTGCCTTGGAATCAACATTGACAACTGGGATGGCAATTATGCTTTTTTTATTATGGCTCATCTCCTCACCTTTCCTTTTGTTTGTTATCGTTAAGTTTGTTTAGAATCACCAGAGCTACGGGCAGGCTAGTAGCGAACAGTGCGCAACCAAGAGAAGCATATGCCCATAGTATGGTGAGTTTAGTCATGAATCATTCTTCCCCATCTATAATTGCTAGAGCTTGATTTATCTGCTTGTGCTCGTCACTTCCTAGAAGGATTGCATCTCTATAATTTATAACCTTTTTTACCATAACCAAAGCATCCCTAGCCACTTCTAGCTTTTTCTCTGTTCTTTTAAGTTCTGCGGCCAACGATTTTGCCGCTGGGAGGGCGGAAGGATGCTTGCGCTCTGTACCCCAGCTTAGAGTTAATTTATCAACTTCCCCCTCGTATCTGGAAAGAGCCTCTACTACTTGCTGCGCTAATTCTAAGTTATTTGTCATTTCTTCTTCTCCATAGCTTCAAATTCTTGTCTGATATCCTCAATTCCCTGCATTTTACTTCTCCTTCTTCAATTCTTCTTGACTTCTACAGCAGCTCGCACAACGCAGATACTGCTCACGTTTTGCTTGATCAAAATCCATGACTAGAGTGTGATTCCCTCGCAAACAATCAACTGCCAGTTGCAACTTAGAAACTTGTTTCTCCAGCTCTTCAATCCTTGCATTATTAAACATAGTTATCCTCTCTGGTTTTTCATTGTTTATTAAATGTGTTTCTTTTTTAGTTGGGTAAGCTGGGCTTCCGTCAAGATGGTATAGGCGAATTGAATCACCAGCTTTTTCTTTAAAGTAGGGCTTCCCTCTTGCGCCTCCACCGCTGCCCCCGCCCACAGGGTTTGCCCATGCGCTTAAATCAGGAGGTTCAGGAGGTTCAGGAGTCTTAGGGGCTTCAATAATCCATTTTCTTCCGCCGCGATAAAAATCCAACGCATCCACCGCTTGTTCGTAGGTT